CTCAGCTGGATTAAGTCAAGAACCGGAGCGTATTCACATCAATTGTTTGACGCTGTGCGTGGGGTTGGTGAAGTCTTATACTCAGACAACACTTCAGCGGAATATTCTGATAGTGCAACAGGGCATTTATCAGCATGGACTGCTGATGGTTACACGGTTTCTGGATCAAGCAATACTGAAGAATTAAACGATACAGGACAAAACTATGTAGCATGGAACTGGTTAGCCGGTGGTGCACCAACTGATACTAATATTGCAACTACTGGAGTTATGACTTCTGGTAGCGTTTTTCAAAATGGAGTTTCAAATACTTCTTTTACTCCCGGTTCATCTGTTTATCCAGATAAAATAAGTGCAAATACAACCAATGGATTCTCTATAGTTAATGTGCCCACCACTGGCTCTGCTCTGACCGCTGCACATGGTTTAAGTCAAGCACCAGAGTTGATTATTGCTAAAAGTATGGATAAGGTTGATTATTGGCCAGTTGGTGCAACAGCATTAGCAAGTGGATGGACTAAATTTTTAGTCTTTAGCGGCACAGATGTAGTTGGAACGGGCGATAGTCTGTGGAACGACACAGCACCAACAGCCTCTTTATTTACAATTGGCACACAAAATGCTTTTAATAACGCTGGGGAAAATACAATTTTCTATTGTTTCCATTCCGTAGAAGGCTACAGCAAGGTTGGAGGATCTTACGAAGGAAACGGGACTGTAGATGGAACTTTTATCTACACCGGATTCAGCCCTGCCTATCTTATTATAAAACGTATTGACTCTGCAACGAATTGGTTTATCCACGATGACAAAAGAAGCACCTATAACGTTATTGATGGGGAAACATTAAAGGTAAACACAGCCACTGTAGAAGTATCAGATACTGGAATGGCAGCAGATTTTGATTCTAATGGGTTCAAGTTAAGAACATCAGATGATGGGTATAACGGGGCCACTAATACTTATCTGTATTTAGCTTTCGCTGAATCACCATTCAAATACGCAAACGCAAGGTAATAAATTATGTGGTATTCACCAAGTCACGGACTAATAAAAACACCAAGAGCCATTAGTAAAGATAGTGTGGATTACCCTCCGCAGATATTCCGACAATGGTCTAAAGAGAAACTAGCAAGCATGGGGTTTCATCCTGCTCGACTGAGTGTTCCAGATCATCGCTACTACAATACCGGTAGCAAAAACTACAACTTTGACGATGCCACTTCTGAATGGGTAGTTTCTTACAGTTCGTCCGAAAGGAACGTAGATGATCTGAAAGTCCAGATGAAGGCTAAGGTGAAGAGCATCGCATCCTCAACCCTTACCCAATCCGACTGGCTGCGAATTAGGGAAGAGGATGGCGGCACCACTATGCCAGCCGATTGGAAAACCTACCGGGCAGACGTAAGGGCAGCATCTAATGCCAAGGAAGCAGAGATTGATGCACTTGTTGATTTGGATGCGGTGAAGGCTTACCAGAATTACATAATCGTAGAGGTTAGGTATCTTAGTTCCTATGTTGATGATGTTGAAACCATTGGCCCGGAAACAGCATCACACAGTAGAGAAGTGGATCAAGTTACTTTCGGATGGCCTACCGCACCGGATGCGGATGCTGATCCTTATCATGTGAGGTACGAATAATGGGTTTAGAAAGCGCAACATACATTAGTGGGCTAGATTCTAGTAATCCCGATGGGTCTGATTCTATCAGCCAGGGAGATAACCATCTAAGGCTGATAAAATCAGTCCTAAAGGCCACGCTACCTAATGCAGATGAGGCAATCAACGGAATACATACAAGTGCTTCTGCCCCATCACCTACGACCGCAGGGTTAGTGTGGTTTGACACAACATTGGATGTATTAAAAGTGAGGGATGAAGCGAATTCTGCTTGGGTAATTTTATCAACCTCACCTGTTACTTCTTACAAGGTGCTTGGAAGCCCCACAGTGGGTTGGACTATGCCAACATCAGAGGGTTCAAGTGGTCAACTCCTTTCAACAAACGGATCTGGCGCATTTAGTTTTGCCAGTGCCACGACATCCATACCAGCCGGTGTTATTGTTATGTGGTCAGGCGCAATCAGTGCCATACCTTCTGGATGGGTGATATGCGATGGCACATCCTCCACACCAGACCTAACAGGCAAGTTCGTAATCCATGCGGATGCAGATTCTGGTGGAAGTTACAACCCTGATGATAATGCCACATTAGGCAACACAGGGGTACACACACTAACGACTGCTGAGATGCCAATTCATAACCATACATACTACCAGAGGGGGTTTACAAACGATAATACTTTGGGGGCCGGTGACGATGATTTTAGTGATGACACTCAATTATACACAGGTGGAACAGGAAATGCCGGTTCGGGAAATTCGCACGCTCACACAGGTAGTCTCCCACCCTACTACGCATTAGCGTACATCATGAAGACATAAGAGGGCATTATGAGCAGAATAACAATAGTTCCAGACGATCAAGTAGTCACAGTAGATGGTGTGCCTGTTTGGTTCACTTACTCGTTTGCCTCTGATGTAAACGCAATACAGTGGTATGACACTTATGGTGTTATAGAATATCGGGGGGTGATAAACGAAGTAAACACCCCCACTAGCCAAGTGAACATAACTGATTTCTCTCCTTACGAATACCTATTACCACTCAGACAACAGGCTATGGAAGACCAATGCAATGCTAGGAATAGTTGGCATTGGGATTCATCTTCTGATTCATGCGTTAGGGATACATAAATGCCATTAGTTCCAATCAATGACGTTGGACGAGTGGGAATAATAAAGGATACACCCCCTTACAATCTCCCGCCAAACGCATGGTCTGACGGCAACAACGTAAGATTCCTAGATAACGGCGTACAGAAGTGTACCGGATACTTGGAGGTAATGGCTAGGGTTCCATTTGCTCCGTATTATATTACTAATTATCTTACCATTGATGGAACATACTATTGGTTAGCATTTGGCTCTGCGGATATTGCTGTATGGAATGGCTCGACATGGACGGATGTTACAAGACAGACCACGCAAACCCTAAATGGGGGTATAAATAATAGCGTCACCACCATAACACTGACTGACGCATCTGATTTCCCAACAAGCGGTAACATCTCTTTAGGAACAAGAGAGGTTGTTGATGGGGGCCAGGACGGATATGAAGAGATGTCCTATTCAGGTAAGTCAACCAATGACCTTACTGGAGTAGGAAGGGGTATTAACTCTACAACAGCGGCTCCCCACACAGACTTAGCGGTTGTTGTTCCGATAGGCACCACCTTGACAACCGACAATGATTACAATGCAAATGTAACAGATAGGCGATGGGTGACAACATCGCTAAACGGATTATTTGTAGCAACCAATGGGTTTGATTCGCCTCAGATGTGGCCTCTTTCTGGTGGTATTCCATCTCTAGGCACCCCATTCAAGGAGCTGGATAACTGGCCTTCTGCATATGTATACCAATCAGGTAATTCCAACTTTGAAGCAAAGTCCATAAGGGCATACAAATCATTCCTGATGGCTCTAAATATGAGTAAGGCTGATCCAGAGCCTAGAATGATAAAGTGGTCTACGATAGCGACTGCATACAATGCCCCAATAAGTTGGTCTACTACTGACACCGATCTGGACGGAGGTGAATATACTTTTGCCGAAACACCAGGCGAGATAGTTGATGGGCTTCAATGGGGAGATTCCTTTCTTGTATATAAGGAATCAAGTATTTTTATTGTGAACTATGTAGGCAGTCAGGAAACAATGTTCACATTCAAGTTGTTAAGTCCAACCATTGGATTGCTGTCAAAAGATGCTATAGCGGAGTTCGAGGGTGGTCACTTCTTTATGGGGAACTCTGATTTCTATTTGTGTAATGGTCAGAGCGTAACCGCTCTTCTACCCAATAAATTACGCAGGGCTGTCTACGACAATTTCAATGGTGATTATTATGAGAAATGCTTTGTCGCCGCAGACTATGCGCGAACCGAAATGTTGGCTTGTTACCCCTCGGCGGGTTCTACCAATGTAAACAAAGCAGTAATGTGGAACTGGAGGGAAAACACATTCAGTATCCGCGATCTTCCTGATGTCTCCTCGATAGGCTATGGGATAGTTGAAATCACAGCGGGTGCTAAATGGAGTGCAGTTGCCACATTAAATGGTGCAATTACGGCAGGTTCCCCAGCTAGTGGTGGAACCCTGACTGTTACAACAACAACTTCAACTCCCGCCTTCCTCTGGCCTTAACCTCAAACCCAACACTATGCAACTTCCAATCCATGTCAGT